TGCTTAACAGTTCTTGAGCAGACTGGAGTCTATTAAATACCTCTCTAGCTTGCAGCTTTGCTTGATCTCTCATCTTGGCTTCCGATGCTAATGCCAGTTTATTGCTGGGATCACTCAGTGCGTCTGAAGTAACCTCCCCGGATGCCAATTTAATATCCACCAAGTTCGTCAATTCCTTCTTTTGATTCAAGGGGAGTTCTCGCATGGTTTTCGCGGCCTCAGTCGAGAGCTTTTCAGCTCCCTCCCGCTTTAGATTTAAAGCATCCGTGATAGGTTTTGAAATATCGCTTAACATTGTTGACGCCTGACCTGTTTGACCTGAATTAAGAAGATCTGACATGGCTTGTATCCGGCCGGGATCAATCTTTATTCCTGCCGAGTTAGCTTCCTTGCTAAGAACCTCGAACCGCTTTGTTAGAAAATCAATTTCGCTAGCAGTCTTCTGCTCCTTAGCAACATCCGCGGTTTGCCTTAACAAATTGGCAGCTTGCTCCCTATAAGCATTAAACCCAGACGCATCCATGCCTCCTGATCTTCTAAGATTGATAATAGATTGCTCAAACCCAGCTTCAAGTTGGTTGGCTTGATCTTTTAATCCAGCATTTCTTGCGGCATTGATTTGATCCAGAGCCTGAGAAGCCATTACATACCCCTCAGTGCCCCTGTCGAAATGGTCATCTAATTTAATCATATTATTGCCCAAGTTGTTTTACTCCACCAACTGCTGGTTGGGATGCCCTTCCTGCCACGGCTTGTTGAGTTTGTTGAGCGTTTTGCATTTGTTGAGCTTGCATGAAGTTCCCAAAAAGTTGCTGCCCACTACTTAACCGTCCGATTTTTTCTGCAAGACTTATGTTGGAATCATCCATTCCTTGCGCTTGCGAATTAAAGAAATCAGCCTGCTCTGGGAATGCTTTTGCCATAGACTCATAACCCTTTTTGGCCGCTTTCACCTGACCTTCCATCTGCTTGTTTTGCTGGCTAATTTGAGCTGCCGATGTGATTGCTCCACCAATATCCTTGCCCATTTGGGCATACATTTGTCCTTGGATTGCTCCTGCCTGTGCGAATCCACTGTAGTCGTTGGAAAATAGTGACGGGTCGATTGATGATCCTAATAGTGCCATAATGTTAGTCTTTCATGTAGGTTAGTTTTTCTTGAGATGCCCACGGAACCATTGATGCAATATTTTCAACGGTCATGTCAAGTTTTGGGCAGTGAGTGAATTTTGGTGCGGTAGATCTGCAATCAATGCAGTTGGTGCAGGCATGAACGTAGTCCATATTGTGACGCTTGTCAGACTTCTCGCCCCACTTGCCGTCTACCTTTTCGTAGCGGTCAGAGTCATACGGGACATTATTCGATTCAATGTATTCCCACACATCCTCGTGAGTCCAATCCCGCAATGGGAACATCATGTTCGCCATATCAGGTAGTATCCGTGATTCAATTCTAGTTCCAGCATCACCACCCAAGATCGGGTCTGAGTCGCATCCCTTGTGACCAATCCAGACGCAGTCGAAGGCACTTGCCTGTAGATGTGATTGCTTGGGACGCTCCAGAATGTCAAGGGCGCAAACCCACGGAAGATCTTTCTCAGGTTCTACAATACCTGTGGGACAGGTCATGACTGTGGAGTTGATCTGGTAGAAGTTCTGCACTTCAAACTCATCGTCCGCCTGTTGAAATTGGCTTGTATGTGGATGCCACGAATAAACCAATAGTCCCCAGTCTTGGATTAACTTGTCATGAAACTTATACTTCCACGCCTGCCAAGGCTCACGAAAGAATACGATTGGATACGAAATCCCAAGCTTCCTCATGATGTGAAGAAGTACCATGCTGTCCTTGCCGCCAGACCAAGCGATCACCCCTTTAGGGAATGCGCTGACCCCACGAAGGATCAGATTCCTTGTATGTTCGAGCTTTGTCATTAGATTAGTGCGGCGGCAACTGGAATTGCTGCTCCAGCGATTGCACCACCAGCACTCATCATACCAGCACTTCTTGCTGCATTTGCCTGTGCTTGTGCCGATTGTGCTCCAAGGACATCTTTACGATATGCCGCCTGAAGGTTTAGACCCATATCTGGGTTGAACATCTGCGGAGTCGATTTGCCTAGCATACCCATCCCTTCATTTACAAATTGCTGACCAGCACCGTATGATGTTGGAGTGCCTCCCAGAAGGCTCATGGCGGGCGAGTAGAACTGTTGTGACGTTCCGTAGGCCTGACCGATGCGTCCAGCCGCCTCTTGCCGTTTCTGGGCCAATACACTCTCCCTGCCCATAGCCTCACCCACGATTCCAAGGTTCCCACCGAGTCTCCCAGCAGCACCATACGATTCACGCGCAGTTTGGGTAGCAGTTCTTTGCTCTTGGGGGGATAGTCCTTGCGACGATGCGTACGCCTGTTCTGCTTGCAGGTTTTGAAGCTCCATCATGCGTTGAGACTCTGGGCTAATTGCACCAAGAAGACCTCTGACCTGTCCAGCCTGACCAGTCATTCCAGCAAACTCAGCACCTCTGGCCGCACCAAGTTGTTCTTGAGCAGTGGCAGTAGCACCACCCTGTAGTGCTTGGAGTCCTTGTTGGTACTGACCAATATCAGCGAGGTTTAGCTCTCCAAACTGGGGCCGCCCTAGCTTTTCAAGATCTACAATACTGGGCAATGCTAGGCCGTATCCACCAGCTCCCATAGAGATGTCTTTACCAATACTTTCTGGCGTGATTGGTGCTGGCGTTGGTACTTTTACACTTTTGCTTCCCATGATATTATTTTAGTTTTTTGTGAAATTGCGAGTAAGAATAGAATCTCGTGTGATTTGAATTTTTAAACTGTCTCTTAAATGCAATAAAGTCAAATCGATCTTGGAACACTTCCATTGCGTGTTTCATATCACCAGCCAGCATTGAAATAAAGATGCAGTTTGCATTGTCAATTGGCACTGGAATCTCTGGGTTTTCGGAATCGCATGGAATGGCAAACATGAATGTCTTGTCATCAGAGAATACAATTCCATTTAGCAGGTGAAACTCAATCTCGTAGTTGAAGTCAATGGAGTTTTCCTTGTATGTCGACAATACTAAATTAATTGGACTCATGCGAAAAAAATTACACTCATGAATCTGTTGTCATTAGTTGATCCAATATAAGCATTATTTACCGTGTTTAATTTTAATGTTCCAGGGTCATTGTATTCAGCTATAAATGATGTATATGACCCAGGATATAATTGACCAGTACCACATGTTGCAAAATCAGAAGTAGGCATTGGCACATCAAAATTAACAACATATATTGTATTGCTTGAGTTATAAAATGTCACTGATGAAACGTTTTGAGAACCAACAACTTTAACAAACCATGCCACTACTGTTCCACTGCTGATAGCAGCACTTGTAAACGCTACAGTAAAAACGTCATTGCTTATCTTGCTAACCACATTGAATACAGTCGAACTACTTGGCACAGTCCCAGAACCCGATGTTTTTGTAAACACCAACCTGATTTTATCGTCAGCTTTGAGGTTGTGACCAACTATTGTTACAGTGACTACGGTTCCAACAGCGGCAGAGTAAGATCCATTTTTAAATGCCTGACTATTATCTGCCGCATTCATTGGAGTGCATTTAGCCCATGCTCTGGCTCCGTAGATTGGAGCAACCCCTGAATGAGTACCAAGAGGTGTGTCGTTGAATTTGATTGTTCCGTTCCCAGTATTGGTTAAAACAAGATCCCCGTCTGCTCCCGATTCTCTTGAGATTCTAGCCTCATAGCTAGTAAGAGGGAATGTTGAATTAAAATCAATGATTGATGCTCCAGATGCAGTTCTGGCCGACCCAATGCTTACAGATGCAGTCCCAGCGGAAATGCTCGACAGCGATGTGGATGATCCGTTGACAGTTAGATTGCCAGTGGTTGTCCACGATGGATAACCAGTGCTTAATTTCGATGGCTCAACTGATCCGCTGAAAATTTTAGTGCTTGTTACTGCATCAGTGGCTAACTCGTTTGAGCTAATGTTTTGAGCACGCACTTTTAATTGTCCAGATGTCGTAACTTCAAGCGTAGTACCAGAAATAGCAGTTCCTGTTATTACCGTTTGATCAATGATGTCGTTCATTTTGGAACTGGTGATTACATCAGTTGGTTGAAACGTATATGCCGTGTTAACTACTCCCATATTTTTACTTTTGTGAAATTATTTGTCTGTTTGTCACTGATCCAGCGACCTTTACTGAATTGATCTTAGGAGAACCAATGGTTCGTGTCAAGATAAGAGTTCCTGTGTAGCCCCTGATACCCGCTAGACGACATCTAATGCTTGCTGTTTCAGCTTCATTCGGTGTGCTTGGTGCCAATACAACCCCGCCTAAGAACTGTGTGGTGGTTCCAATCAGTGATGCGTTGTCTGGATCTTCTGCCGCAAACAAAATAGAATACTCACCAGTAGACCCAGCAAGGTTTTGCATAGTAATCTGAGCATCCGTAAACCTCTTGCGCTCCATCGTCTTTAGATCGTATCCACGAGTCGTTAGTGATGCATTAATGGTTGCAGTAACAAGATCGCCACCAACGTTTGATACGTTAAGACGGTCTGATGAGCTTTCAACAGCATCGATTTGGTGCAACCCACCGTTACGAGTCACTGCGTATAGCTCATTTCTAACCCCAGCACCGCCAGTAAGCAGGTTTTTAATCAGAAAGCGAGAGTCACCATAGGTATCCAGCGATTCCCAGCCCTGATTCTTAAAGTTGTATACAAGAACCGAATTATTTCCCTGAGCGTCATTGGCTCCGACGACTGAATCTAGGGCTACAGCAAGGTAATACCTATTATCAAACAGGATTCCAACCGCCTCATCAGCGTAATTCTTGTTAATTCGATCAATGTAAGGCTGGATATTCTTGGAGATTGGCTCTTCAGATCCGCGAAGGTTATAATCGTTGAGGAACTCAAGTGAATATACGCCATCGTCCGATAGGAACATCATCGTGTTGCCACGCATTACAACGGACTTTCTCGCAAGGCATCCAATTTCAGACGTGAGTTCCTTAACTGTGCAATCAAGAAGGCTCCCGAGCGTACCCTTAACAAGGTGGAGACTGTTTCTGTTCAGAACAACCAGTGCGTCATCGTAGAACCCGTGCATACCGACAATATAGTCTGCCGTTCCTCCGCTAATTCGGAATTGGTTTTCAATCTGGTCGAAGGTAGTCGTATCGAGAATGTCTGAAACAGCAATCTCGTCAGTGATCTTTCTGCTGGTGTAGACTGGAACATCAAATGGGCCTGATTGGTCGTAATAATACGGAACCCACAGTCGTCTTTGGAAGTGAATCCCCCAAGGTGCTGCTGGTTGGTGCATGAATCCACCTCCCACGCTAAATCTTCCGCCAAATTCAAATATGTCAGTGCTGGATGAACTGTAATTACCAACTGGGGCGTACCATGTAATTGTTGTAGTCGTTGCGGATACAACCTGATATTCTTTTCCCACCATTTCCGCAAAATCAACGGTTACGGCTTGGCGAACAATAATAATATCTCCGGTTTTAATGGTCACGTTGCCAGCGACTGTGGCAGTCACTAATCCATCAGCGATCTCGACTTCCTTGGCTTCAATATTGAACGTCTGAGGTTGGGTGTAAGCACCACCCGGAGAAAGCGTGAACCCGTCAGTAGCAGTAGCCACGCTAGTTCCAAACGCAAGGTTCTGACTAGAGGTAAACACATAGGTGAAAGTGTCTGGATCACTGACCGCAAGGACGGAAAAGGTTCCATTTGGAGGAGTCCCACCAGTAAGACCCGCAATTGTAATGCTAGTGCCAGCTAACAAGCCATGCTCGCGCACTGACATTG